CAAGTAGGTAAGCTTTATTTGTTTCCAAGTTGGTTACAACATATGGTTTATCCTTTTAAAGGTGACGGAGAACGTAGAACAGTAGCAGCTAATTTAAATTGTTGGGATATACAGGTAGCATAATATGGATATAGAAACTTGGAACATACTTATAACTTTAGTCATAGCTCCTGTAGTCTATAGTATTCGACAGAACTTTGTAGAGCTTAAAAGAATTGACGTACTCTTAAATAAGACCAGAGAAGAAGTAGCTAGGACTTATGTAACTAAAGATGAAATGGAAAGCAGTATGGATCGTGTGATGCGTATGCTCAGTAAACTGGAAACAAAACTTGATAAGCTTTTTGAAGTTAAAACTAATTAGGAACTTAAATGGCGCGTAAAAGAGACAGAAGTAAAAGAAAAGATTATCGTAAAGGTGGTCGAGTTAAATATGCTCATGGTGGTAGACCAAGTCGTAGAGACTATAACTCAGGTGACGAATATCAAGTAGCTTTAGAACAATGGCGCAACGATCCTGCACATCAAGGAAAATCTAAAGCTCCTGTAAAACCTGCAGTTTCTACACCTGTTCAGCAACCTGTTCAACAACCTGCTCCTGTTCAACAACCTGCTCCTGTTCAACAACCTGCTCCTGTTCAACAACCGCCACAAAGACAAGCTCCGTTTAAACCTTTTGATCCTGCTGACAGAGATATGCAAGAAAGCGCATCTGTATCTCCTCCTATGTATAGTTCGTTTCCTAAAGTAACAGGAACTACTAAAGGAAGACCTTCTACTACTACTACAGTAACAGAAAGAGTAAAATCAACAGGAGGAATGGAAGACACATACGATACTTATCCTATTAGACCTCCTACAGCAGGAACAGTAACCGAAGTAAAAAGAACAGATACTGGTTTAAACCTTGATGCTGCAGATATGGCACTGTTAAACTTAAATCAAACTGCTGCTCAAAAAGAGTCAATTACTAATAAAGTTGGCAGTTTATATAGCAAAGCCGTTACAGCAGGAAAAAAAGTTACAGTTGTTGATGTATTAACAGTCGGTGTAGAAGCGTTAGTTAATCCTTTGTCACTTATATGGAAAGGAACAACAAAAGCTTTTGATTTGGCAGCAGATGTTATTGGTCCTTTATTTGACAAAGCAGAAGCAGACGGCTTACCAGTAACGGCTGCAGATACGAAAGCACTAGTAGATATAATAGACACACAAATTAAAGTTGGAAATAAAACTTTTAATTTTCAAACTGGAGGTACTTCAAGAGGAGGAGTAGGTAACGATCCTCTTACTAGAGATGATATAGCTAAAGCAGTAGCAGCTACACTTATAAGAAAAGGTGAGGTAGCAGTAGACGGAATTGCAATGGAAGATATTGTAAGCGGTAAAGTATCTACAGGAAAGTCAGGAACTGTATTATCAGCTATGCCTCTTAAATTTTCAGGAGTTGGTCCGGGAACACAGTTTAATAAAGAAGGCGCAGGAGATGATCCTCCAGTAGATCCAGATGCTCCTGTAGGTAGTCTCGGAGTAGCAGGAGATAAAGCTGCAGCAGCAGCAGTCGTTGGTTATTCAGTTGGTTCTGGAATGGGAGCAAGAGGAGATGCTTGGAGATCAGAAGATGGTGGTAATTATGCAGATACAACTTATGGAACAAATCCAGACGGAGTACCTCAAAGCCTTGACGCAGCTAGAAAATTTGAAAACAAACGTAGAGAATTAGAAGGTCTTGACACAGACGTAGACGGTAATCCACTTCCTCTTGGAAATAAACATTTTCAAGAAGCTCAACGAGCAATGAATAATTTAGGCAGACAACCAAACGCAGAAGAAACTCAAAACTGGTTGTATGCTAACTATCCTGAAGCTTATAAAGCTAGTCTTAAAGAAATAGGTGTAATAAAAGGACCAACTTCTACAAAAGAAAACTATGCAAATTTTTTAAATTCACCAGAATATAAAAAAGTTATGTCTGGACCACGTACTACGGATATGTATGAATCTGCTGACGGAAATGTTTTTACAAGTGGTACAGTTGGACAAGTTTATGAAGAGTGGTTAAAAAATAACGGTGGAACTGGAGTAGCAGAAGAAGATTATGTATACACACCTTATGATCCAGTTACTAATCCTATACCTACACAAACACAAATAGAAACAGAAACAGGGGAAGATACTGTGGCAGATGATACAACTAATAAAGATACAGAAAATACTACAGTTCCTGATAACAAGTCTAGACAGATAGCTCAAGATATTGTTGCAGGAACAGCACAAGGACCACAGATACCTACACCACAACAAGTGAAAGCTGGACCAGATGCAGCAACTATGCAAATGGATGCAGTAGATACAGTAGCTGCTCCGACAATAACAGCTCCTACGTTACAAGCTTCACAGGCTCAACAAGCAGCTCAAGCTCAAGCACCTGATGCAGTCACTGCAGCTCAGATGCAAGCTGCACAAGTTACACCACAAGAACAAATTGCAGCAGCTACAGGAGCAATTGGTGACGATTCAATCGCTAAAGCTGCACAAGTAGATCGTGTTGCACCTATAAGTGGAGCAGACGTAACAGTTCCTGAAGGAGCATTAGCTGAAAGAGTAATAGGTACGCTTAGTCCTAATGCTACAGCTATAGCAGCTCAAGCAGCAGGTACAACTTTGTCAAAAGTTACCAGAGCTAAAAAACAACTACGTAACGCAGGTATGTCAGAAGAAGCTATAGCAGAGCTTGGTAACGATCCAGAAAATCTTGAAGATCGTTTAATGAATTTTACAGAAACAGAACGTGGAGTTATTGGCGATCTTCCAGAAGAAGCATTAGTATCTAATCAACTAGACAGTCTTTTAAAAGGTATGGAAAATGGAGACATACCTACATGGGCTAACCCTGCAGTTTCAGCAGTAGAACAGATGTTAGCGCAACGCGGTTTATCTGCTTCAACTGTAGGCAGAGATAATTTATTTAATGCTATAATACAGTCTGCTGTTCCTATTGCACAAGCTAATGCACAAGCTATACAACAAAGCGTAGCTCAATCAAGAGATATAGAATCAAAAATAGATTTATTTAACGCGCAAGCTAGACAACAAACAGCTTTACAAAACGCAACTTCTGTATTTCAAATGGACATGGCTCAGTTTAGCGCAGATCAGCAAACAACTTTATCTAACAGTAAGTTTATGCAAACTATAGGACTAACAGAAGCTACTAACGATCAGCAAGCAACTATACAAAATGCTACTTTATTAGCACAAGCAAATTTAGCCGAAGCAGATTTTTATCAAAAAGCACAAATACAAAATGCTCAAGCTTTTTTACAAGTAGATTTAACTAATCTTACTAATACACAGCAATCAAATATTTTAACAGCTCAAATGAAACAGCAAACAATGTTGTCTAATCAAGCTGCTCAAAACGCAGCATCGCAATTTAACGCTACAAGCGAAAATCAAACACAGCAGTTTATGACTGGTTTAGCTGCTCAAATTTCTACAACTAACGCTCAACAACAAAATGCAATGAAACAGTTTAATGTACAACAAAATAATGCAAACAACGCTATTCGTTTTCAAACAGAAGCAGATTTAGAAAAAGCAAATTCAGCTTTAAAAGCTGATATAGATAAAACAAATGCTCAATTATCTTTTAGTAGAGATCAATGGAACAAGCAAAATGCTCAAGCTGTAGAACAATCTAACGTAGCTTGGAGAAGACAGGTTAATACTGCTAATACTGCAGCAGATAATCAAGTTGCTATGCAAAACGCTATGAACGCTTTTAATTTAAATAGTCAATCACTTGCTTTTCTTTGGCAAGAGTTAAGAGATCAAGCAGATCAAAAATTTAAATCTTCTGAAAATTATCAGAACAGAGAAGTACAGCTTTTAGCAACTGCAATGGCTAATGAAGGAGATGCAGGTAAAACATACGATGCGTTATTAACTGATTTAATTAGAAGTTTAGCTAAAACATCTAGTATATAAACATTTTATAAAAAAAGGAAACACAATGGGATTTTTAAGAAAAATAGGAAGAAAAATAGGTAGAGGAATACGTAAACTTACAAAAAAAATTGGACCGATAGGAACATTTGCTTTGTATTTTATGATGCCTACTATAGCAAATAAATTTACTAATGGACTTACAGATCTTTCTAAACTAGGTAATGCACCAGATGCTAATATTTTAATGAAAACTGCAGGTAAGTTATCAGATGCTGCTCATGTTGCTACTAAAGGAATAGGAACTGTACATAACGGAATTACGAGTGCTATGTCTAATAGTTTAGATGTTATAAGCGGACCTTTTGATATAGGTAGTAAATTTTCAAATCTTATAAACGATAAACGATTAGATTACGGTTTAGATGCAAATAAAAAATGGACTGAAGGAATACAGGCTATTATAAATAATCCTAGTACTGAGAAAAAACTTATAGAAAAATATCAAAACATGCTTCCTGAAGATGTTGAAGGATCTACTAGGTTGTTAAGCCAAAAAGATCCAGAAACAAGAGAGTCTTTATTAGGAACATTAGGCACAGCAGCAGGACAACAAGCAGTAATGTCAACAACAAGTGCTATTATTAATAAAGAATTTGCCGAAGACGATACAGGTGCAAAAGGAGCAGTGTTTGGAACTAGAGTAGAAGAAGGCACAAGATCTTCTCAAACACCTTTACCTCCCCCTATACAGTCTTTAGCTGCTAACGCAGGATCGTCTGTTAATACTTGGCAACAATATTTTAATTCTAATTTATATGGAACAGGAGATCCTACTTGGCAAGCTTGGCACAGATTAGGAAAATTTGCACCTACACTATCTTAAACGGAGTAACTAATGCAAGATCAAATTACAACTAACGAAGGTTTAAAAATAATGCAGGATGCTGTTGTAAACTCACCTATAGCAGGACAATCGTTAACAAATTCAAAAAACGCAGCTTATGATTGGGAAAGTCCTCCTAAAATAACAAGAGTAAAAGAAGGTACTCATTTTATTTTTAATACTTTAATTGAGCCTGAAATGTTTGCAAGTACTATAAATGCTTTAGAAGCAGGAGTACCTGTATTAGACATTAGTTCTTCCATTCTTTACGAAGGTTTTGAAACAGGAAAATGGACTCCTGATTTAATGTTATTATTGCAAGAACCTACTATGTATATGATATTAGCTATGGGAGAAAAAGCAGGTATAACTGATATAAGAACTTATGCAGGAGAAGAAAAAGATAATGCTGAGTTATATTCAGAAGAATTAAAAGAAGCATCAGAAAAAGAAATAACTTTTCAAAATTTAAAACCTCAAACAATAAGTAAATCTTCTGTTCCTGTTGAAATACAAAAAGAAATTGAAAATATTGAACCTACAAGTTTATTAAGCAAACCTACTACAGAAGAAGCTACGTCTTCTAGTTTAAGTTTATTAGAAAGGAAATAAAATATGGCATTTATACCACCTCCTGCAGGAATTAATCCAGTAACTGATTGGAGCAGCTATGCTTCTAGTTTATCTTCAGATGCTGATACAGATAAAAAAAGAACGGCTGCTGCTGTTGCAGGAACTGCTTTGCTTACTAAAACTATTTTAGATAGTAACTTAGTTAAAAATACTGCAAATAATATAGCAAAAATTGAAAATGAAAAAAATATAACTAGTAGTTTAATTAATAAAAGATTTACAGAAAGAGGTAAGCTTATATCTGACATTGAAGGTCGTGGAGGAAAAGTTAATGTTTCTATAAACGACAATGGCGATGCTATTTTTAATATAGATAATAAAGAAAAAGTACGAGATAGTTTGCGTATAGAGGAAATAGCATTAGCTACAACAAATATTCCTTTAAAAGGGTATTCAAATGACAGAAAAATAAGCGCAGAATCAAGAAAAGAAGCTATAAGAAAAGCTGATTTAAGATTTACAAAACTTGTAGATCAACAAAAATTATATGATTGGAAATTAAAAACTAAAGAAGAAGCACAAGCTGCTGTAGAACCTTTATATCGTGGAGCAAAGCTTTCTTTAAATAAAGCTAGATATAGAGATACAATAGCTAAAAAATTTACTCAGCTTACAGGTAGCTATGTTGAAAATCCTCAAGATGTATACTTAAAAGAAGCTAGAAACAGTATTGAAAAATTATATAATTTAAGAGATACTGAATATTCAAACTTAGTTTCTAATGCAGATAAAAAAGCACAGGAAGAAAGTGACGCAGAGTATGAAGAAATTTTAAATACTTTAATAAACGCTAGAGACAATACTAATCTTTCTGAAAAACTTAGGAAGGAAGCTTCTGCTAAAATAGAGTTGTTAGAAGATCCTCCAGAAGTACAACCTTTATCTCCTGATGTAAATCTAGTAACTAATTTTTTAGCAGGAGCAAATAATGGTCTTTATGGTAAAGAGGCAATGGATAATCCTGCTAAAGCTTCTACAGACTTTATGAATAATTATAAAACTCAAAGTTTAATAGCTGATGGAAATCACGATAGCGCAAGTTTATATTTAGCTTCTTTACCTGTAAAAGAAAATTCAAACATTATAAATTTTTATAGTACAAGTGAAAGAGTAAAGTTATTAACAGAAAGAGATGTTAATCTTTTTATAGAACGAGAAGACGCTAATCCTACTTATTCAAATGTTTTAGCGCAAGCAGAATATGTAGATTTTACTTCGCGTAAAATTCAAAATGTAACAACAGGAGGAGTAGCTACTGCTTCAGGTACATTAAATTATAAAGAAAAACCACTTGATGCGTCAGTTGTATTAGCTTATCAAACAAAAATGTATGGTCATTTGAAAAGAGAAAAAATTGATCAGTTAATAGCATTAGAGAACATAAAAGTAACACCTGAAAATAGAACAACATTAGCAAGTCAAAAATTAAGTTTAGAATACAGTATAGCTACTTTAGCTGAACAATATAAAAATGTTAATAAAGGAAACGCTTATGATACTTTTAACGCTCTTTTAAATACTAATAAAGCTAGGCTATTAAATTTAAAAGCAGACACTTTTGACGGTAGATTATCAAGTTCACTACTTAAAAATAATGCTGATTTAATTCAAAGAACATTAACTAATATAAAAGATGTTGCAGAAATTAGCGGTAATTCTGAAAAACAAAAAGTAGCACAAGAGTTTTTAGATTCTGAATCAATAAAATCTGTAGATACAATAGCTAGAATACTTACTTTAGCAGACATGACAGCAGCTTATGGTAATAGTGGAAATGTTACTGCACAATGGTACAGGAGAGAAGGTGTAATGATTGAAGATATACTTTATGATATTGCTGTTGAATTAGACAGAACATATGACATTCCTAATATAACTGAAGCAGAAAAGTAGACTAATTAAAATGAGTTTTCAAGCAATTACAAAAGATGAATATTTAAAAAATAATCCATCTGTAAAAAATTTGTTTAGTTCAGATGAAAGTTTAGCTAACGCTGTTTATACACAAGGATTAAAAGATAAACTATATTTAGAAGAAAGATATACTTATGAAACGTTTAAAGAACAATTTTTAAAAAAAGAAATATCTGAAATTAGCAGACCTCTCAGTATGAGTAACTATCCTGTTATAGAAGAGAAAAGCGATGATTTTTTAGGGTATGACACAGCAGAAGAAATTGTTCAGACAATAGGCTCTGTTGCAGAAAAACTAGATCGTTATAAAGATCAAACTATTAAAATGGGTTCTAGTATAAAAGACTTTGCTCTTTCTGGTTTAAGAACAGAAGAAGAAACTAAAGAAAGAAAAATTGAAAGAGAAGCTCGTCAAGAATTAAAAGAAATAAAACGATTTAAAAAACCAGAAAAAGGTTTTAATTTAACAAGAAGTGCTTTAACAGATGTAGCTTACTTAGCTAATAAGTTTGTAGGAGATAAAATAAAACCTACTGGTGATCTTTCTAAAATTAGAGAGTTTCATAAAATAGCTGTAAAAGAAGGAAGATATAAAGGAACTTGGGAAGAATTTTCAAAAGATCCAAAAGGAATAACAACTAAATACGGTTTAACTGAAGCTGTAATTGCTATTGATTCTTTGCCTGACGAGTATAAAAAAGATTTAATAAATGGAATACTTCCAGAAAATAAAACTGAACTATCTAATTTTAGAATAGAAGGAACTAGACCTACAAGTAAATTAGGAAGGCTTACTTCTTTTGCAGTAGGAGATATAGCTCCTTTTATAGTAGGAACTACAAAATTAAAAGCAGGTGCAGATTTGTTTATTCGTGCGCCAAATTGGGTAAAACAAGCAGATAAGTTTGTTGAGACAGCAAAAAATAGCGGTAAGCTTTCAAAAAGATTTTTAGGAGTTCTTGCTAAAGGAACTTTAAATTTTGGAAGATATGCACCCTCTGCTGAATTAACTGCACAAGTTTTATTAAATCCTTATGAAGATAGGCTATCTAAAATAGTAGGTAGTATGATGGCTCAAGATGATGGTTTTGCTGACGATGTAATTACTTTTTTATCTACAGATGATTCTTCTTCTGAACTTGAAGCTAGATTAGATATGGCTTTAGAAGGAGCTGTTACATGGGTAGGTTTAGGCGCAGGTTTAAAAGCATCTGCAGTTTCAGCATTTAGTCTTTTAAAAGGAATTAAAGCAGGAACAGAAAAAACTATTTTATTTATGGGTAAAACAATTAACTCTAGTTATAAAGGCAGAGCAGCAGAAATAAGAGATTCACAAGGTAAACTTAAACCTGAAGCAGTAGAGCAGTTTGCTATTTTACACAATCCTAGCGAAGCTAAAACTGGTAATTTTTTACATAGTATGATGGAAAATATAATTCTTCCTGTATTTAAATCTGGAGGAGCGTTGTCTCGTCAAATGACTGCAGTAAAAGAAACCGCAGATCAAAAAATGGCACAAGATAGTTATGGTATTGAAAAAGCTGTAAAACATTTAGGTGAAGAAATAGATAATTTAATAATGGTTTCTAAAGGATTAAAAATTAAAGATAAAAAGTTAGACACATCTAAAAAAGTTTGGGAGCATATTGGAAATATAATTACTAAAAATTATCCAAAAGTTAAAGCTAGTAAAGAAGCAAGTTCAGCACAAGCTAAAAAATTTAATAGAGAAACAGGAGAGTTTGAAGATTCAGGATTACCTCTTCTTAAAAGTTTAAATTTTGAAAAAGATTTAAAAGAATTACCTGAAGCAGTAGCAAACTCAGTTAGAAATATAAGGATGCAGATAGATTCAATGTCTGCAACTGTTATGAATACTAAAGATGGTTTTATTAGTCCTGAAGTTAAAGCTATAATTGAAGCTAACTTAGGTAAATATTTAAAAACTCAATATGAATTTTTTATTAGTCCGTATTGGAAACCTACAAAAACAGTTCAAAATAATTATGTTGATTACTTAACTAATAATAGATATTTTAGAGAACATGTAAAAGACAACATAAAAAATTTTAAAGCTGTAGCAGGTGTTAAAGATGTGTATCGTTATACAGCACAGCAATATGTAGATGGTATGATAAAAAATAAAAATGCACAAAGAAACATGTTAAATTTAAATATTTTTGATGAAGGTGCATCTGGAGCATATAGAAACATACATAAAAATTTATTTTCAAAAAAACAAAAGTTGTCTAAAGAAGCTAGAGCTTTTTATGGAGAAGTAACAGATCCTCAACAACAAATTATAGCTACTGTAAGAGGTTTATCTAAGTACATTGAAACAGATAAGATGTTTAAAACTTTTGTAGAGTTAGGCGAAGGTGTTTCTTTATTTAAAGGTGCGCAGAAAGGAAGATATAATACTCGTATAGGTCTTAAAAATACGTCTAGTCCTACAGGTACAGCAGAAAATTTAGTTCTTCCTAAACTAGGTGCGCTTGATGATTATTATACAACTCCTAAACTTGCAAAAGTTTTTCGTAACATAGCAGGAACAAGAAAAAATATTTTTCAGTCTATTGTAGAAGATAATGCGTTTGGTCAAGCATTAGTTGCTCCTTTCGTAGCTTTTAAAGCTGCTGCAAATGTTAACTCTACCGTATTGAGTAACACTACACAGATAAGAAACTTTATGGCAGGTCCTTTGTTTTTATTAGCTAACGGAAGAGTGCCTAATAATCTTCAAGAAGCTAAAAAATCTCTTGGAGTTTTAGCTTTAACTATTGCTAATAAGAGTGATGCAGAACTAGAAGTATTTGAAAAGATGTTAATTAAAGAGGGGGTAATTAATTCATCTGTCGTAGTTTCAGAATTAAAAGCAACTATGAAAGCTGCAGGAGATGGAGCTTGGGTAGGAAAAGCTAGAAACTTTTTTAAGAATGATCCTACAGGCAACGCACTTCTTGAAGGAACTAAAACAACAGTAAGAAAAACTTCAACTAAAGCATCTAATGTAGTAGGAAAAGCACAAGAAATATATGTTGGTTCAGATAACTTTTTTAAAATTCTTTATTTTCAAGATCAGAAAAGAATATTAAAAGAAGCTTATAAATTAGACGGTAAAACAATTTTAAAAACTAAAAAAGATAGATTAGATTTCGACAATAAATTAAATAGAGAAGCTGCTGACATTGTAAAAAACACAATGCCTAACTATAATAAAGTAGCTCCTTTCTTTAAAGATTTTGCATATACTCCTTTTGGAAGTTTCTTTGCTTTTAGGTATGAAGAAATAAGAACAAGTATAAATGCTTTAGGTTTAGGAATTAGACAAATGAACAGCTCTAACTCTGTGTTAAGAAAAGCAGGAGAAAAAAGAACAGCAGGTGTTTTAGGAAGTATGTTAGTGGGAGTAGGAGGAGTAACAGATTTAACAACTAATGCTATTAATGGTATAACAGATTCTGAAAGATGGTCAATGGAAGTTTTAAGAAAAGATTATGAAAAATATTCTAGAACAGCAACAGTAGTTGATCCAGACACAGGTAATCTTTCTTTAGTAAATATGACTTATTTAGATCCTTACAGTGATATAAGTAGGTTATTAGTAAAAGTTGCAATAGATGCTATAGATGATAAAATTACTGTTGAAGAATTTAATAAAAAAGCAACTGATGTTGTTGTAGAAAATATGTTTGAACTTATTGAACCTTTTATAATTCCCGGAATTGCTCCTCAAGCTGTGTCAGATGCTTTTATAAAAGGATCAACTTCTTCTGGAAAACAAATATTACAAGATGTAAATCCAGACAGTCCGTTTCCTCTTTTTCTTCAGGAAGGAAATAAAATGGCAGCTTTTGAATATATTTTTAAAACAGCACTTGTTCCTAAAACTTATACCAACATGACTAATTTACTTTCTTCTTATAACGATCAGACTTCTGGTAAAGAATATAAAAGAAATTTTGCTAATGAGCTAGTAGCAAACTTAACAGGTATAAAAATGCAAGAGTTTGATTTAGAGTCTAATTTTAAACAGGCAACATCTACATGGGTTAGAGCAGATAAAAATATAACAAGCAAGTTTAACAATGATTTATCTGTAGAAGAATATACTGTTGACGAACTTGCTGAACGTGTAGATAAATATAATAACGATAAATATAAAATAAGAACTAAAATAAAAGAAACTACAACTGCTGCTAGAATTTTAGGAATGGACATGGTTGATATAGAAACAACTTTAAAAAAATTAAGTATTTCTAAAAGAGAAAGACAAGAATATTTATACAGTAATTCATTTGATCCTTATTATTTATTAAATAACGAAACTGAAAGATTAGTAAGAAATAATCCTCAGTTTGTAAATCAAGTAGGTCGAGATGAAGTTTTTAATTATGAAGTACAGGCTTATGTAAACGACCAAATAAGAGATAAGTATAGAGGTAAAAAACCTCTTATTAATTTTAATATAAATAAATTAAGTAAAAGAGAAGAGTTAGAAGCACTTAGACCTTTTGAAACTGTACCTGATTGGATATATTATATAAGAAATAATACAGATAAAACTTCTTTAAAAGATGGAAAAATTAAAGAAAAATTATCTGATAGAAAAAAATTAAAAGAAGGTGGAAGAATTAAATTAGCAGAAGGTACTCTAGAAGATCCAGAAGATAGAAATAATATGTACGCAGGCGAATCATTTTTTGAAACAACTAGACCTAGCCTTAGAGCTATACTAGAAAAACGAAAAGAGGTTATGAATGAACAAAGACAAACTAATTGAAGAACTTAAACGTGACGAAGGTGTAGAACTACGACCTTACAAATGCTCGGCAGGATTTTTAACGCTAGGTGTAGGTAGAAATATTGAAGAGCGTGGTATCACTATGGATGAGTCTGACTATCTTCTTGCCAACGATATAACAATTTGTGAAGAAGAAGCAACTAGAGTATTCAAGTGGTTTGCAGATTTAACAGACGTTAGACAACGTGCAATTATTAATATGATCTTTAATCTAGGTTTGACAAAGTTACTAAACTTTAAAAAATTTTTAGCTGCTATGGAAGCAGGTGACTATACAACCGCAGGCAAAGAGATGCTTGATAGTCGTTGGGCTAGACAAGTAGGTAACAGATCAGACAGACTGGAGCAGATGATTGTTAACGGATGATATATTTATTATGTATCTAGAAGATGATCTCGATAGAGCTTATCGGATAGATTGTAAGATGAGAACTAAACAAGACTTAGCATGGATTAAACGTGACAAGTTTAGAAAAGTTTATGAAGAAATGTTAAACGCACACTTGAAAAGTATGCCTGACATGCCATTAGAAATAGCGATGCAATCGGTAGAAGATATTTTAGCTAACGAAAGTATACGCTTTAACAACGAGGAAAAAAATGAAATTGAATCTACTTAAAAATGTAAAGAACATTATAGGCGCAGTAGCTCCTACGATAGGAACAGCACTAGGCGGTCCAATGGGATCAATGGCAGCTAATATGGTTGCTGATGCTCTTGGTTGTGAGCCAACACCTAAGAAAATAGAAGCAGCAGTACAAGCTGCTACACCTGAACAACTTGCAGAACTTAAAAAGATTGATAAAGATTTTGAAGTTAGAATGAAGGAACTAGATGTTGATCTATACGCACTAGAAACTGCTGACATTCAAGATGCGCGAGGAAAGTTTTCTAAAGACTGGACATCTCGTATCATGGGTTTAACTGTAGTTGGTGGATTTATGGGTTACATCTTCTTAATCACCGTCCAGCCTCCAGAGCAGAACAGCGAAGCGTTAATTAACTTAGTTTTAGGTTATCTTGGAGGACTTGCAAGTGCCATTATATCTTTTTACTTTGGAGCTTCTAATACTACTAAGGACAAAGACTAATGAATAACATATGCCACACCAGATTATATAAAGGTTTAGAAGCTATGTACAAAGGTGAGATAGCTAAAGCTGAAGCTAACATTGACGTATACTTTAACAACAGTGCAGGTGTTGGAGAACATCCTGATATTATAGAAGCTATAGATCAGCAGATAGACAAACTTGCACAAGCCAAAGATAAACTTAACGCACTAAAGGATTTAGATTTATGAGGAAAGGTGGATTTAGAAATCAAGCTAGGAAACAAGAGACTAGAAACAGAACCAAATTTAACTTTAGAAAACAACAAATAAAACTAAAAGAGCAAATGGATTATTATGGCAGTCAAGAAGAAAAAGAAATCAACCGTAAACAAAGCAGGTAATTATACTAAACCTACTATGCGTAAGAATCTTTTTAACAGGATTAAAGCAGGTAGTAAAGGTGGAAAAGCAGGTCAATGGAGTGCTAGAAAAGCACAGATGTTAGCTAAACAATATAAAGCAAAAGGCGGAGGATACAAATAATGCCAATGGGAAAAGGAACATATGGTTCTAAAGTAGGTAGACCTAAGAAAAGAGCTATGTATAAAAAAGGTAAGAAAGTTACTAAAGAACTTACTCAGCGTCAAAAAGATACGCTAAAGAAACATTCTGTGCATCATACATCTAAACATATGGCTGAGATGCGTAAGTTAATGAAAGCAGGTAAGACCTTTACACAGTCACATAAGATGGCTATGAAAAAGGTAGGTAAGTAATGGCACTTAAGAAGTCTCAGAAGTCTTTAAAGAAGTGGACAAAGCAAAAGTGGCGCACCGCTAGTGGTAAGAAATCTTCTGAAACTGGCGAAGTATATGCTCCATCTGCAAAAATTAAAAAGCTTAAGTCTAGTCCTGCAGGTAGGAAGAAACTTGCAGCAGCTAATAAAAAGAAACCTGAAGCTACTAAAAAAGGTAAGCAACATGCTCGGCACGGTCTTCATAAAAAGAAAACAACAAAGAGGAAAAAGAAATAATGGCTAAGAAAAAAGATTCAAGACTTGCGAGAGCAGGTGTCTCAGGATTTAACAAGCCTAAACGCACACCTAGTCATCCTAAAAAATCTCATATTGTTGTAGCTAAAGAAGGCGATAAGATTAAAACAATACGCTTTGGACAGAAAGGAGCTAAGACCGCAGGTAAACCTAAAGCAGGTGAGTCAAGACGTATGAAGATGAAACGTAAATCTTTCAAAGCTAGACACGGTAAGAATATTAAGAAAGGTAAAATGTCTGCAGCTTATTGGGCTAATAAAGTTAAGTGGTAACAAGTGCAAAGTATCTTTGGACTAATAGCTGAACTAGGATTACCTGTAGCAGGTGGTCTTATTATGGCTTATTTTATATTCCTTGTGATGAAACAGTTAATGGATGGTTTAGTAGGTGAGATACAAACAGTACAGGCTATCTCAAAAATGTTAATTACCAGAGCTTCTACTATGAATAACGATATGATTCGTATAGATACTAGTGTTAGTAGTGCATTAGGTTTATCACCTGATCTTGATAGAATATCTAGAGCTGAAAATTTTGTAGAGGACGGACGTATAGATGCAAGAAGAGATTAGTTATGTACCAATAGGTGACGTAGAAGCAGCAGTAGAGGGTATTTTTGGTCTTATCTATCTTTATCCTTCTGATTATTTTATAGTCTTTGGATCGCTTAGTCTATTTGCTATCTATGGTTTATCAATATACGCAGGGATAAAATACATACAAAAGAAATTTAAGTAATGGATATTGTACAAGTAGTATCAGACTTCGGATTTCCTGTAGTAATGGTCGTAGGACTAGGATACTTTGTATACTTTGTGTGGCAAACAATTACCAACAAAATAGATCCTGCTGTACAAGAGATGAAAGTAACTATTATAAGACTTACAGATCAGTTACGTTTATTAGATCAAGATATGATTAGACTTCAGCAGAAAGTAAATACTGTACTAGAACTTAAAAAAGAGAATACAATAAATGAAACTAAAAAAAGATAAAGAACTTTTAGTTATTAGTTGGACGTTACTAATAATTTTTTTTGTGTCTCATATTAAAGCCGATCAATTAATCTACAGTTTTAAAAGTCCTAGCTTCTCAGGAATAAATACATCGAGCCACTACCTTACTATTGAGAACCAAGAAGCTACTCGAAAAGCTACAATTAAAGAAGAGATTAAAGCTTATACAGATCAGTTAGCTAGAGAAGCAGACAACACAACGCTTGCTAGATTTATAAGAAACTTAGAAAGTCGTATCTATGCACAGCTATCACGACAGATGGTGGAGTCTTTGTTCGGAGAGACACCACAGAAAGAAGGCAAATTAACTTTAGAGGGAAATACGATTGAATACGTTGTTGAAGCAGATACGATCACGCTTACAGTTACAGACGAAACAGGTGGTACAACTAATATTACTGTGCCTATCGGTGACTTTACTTTCTAGTTGTGCCTCACGTAATATATTAGAAGGCAGTGGTATACCTAATGTAGTAATTAAAAGTTCTTCTATAATGGATTTACAATCCCAAGAACTAAAAAACATACCTGCTGCAAAACGTAAGCCTGTCATAGCTATCTATCCTAATAGCTTTAGAGATCAAACAGGACAGCGCAAAAGCAACGGACAGTTTGCTTTATTTAGTACAGCAATTACTCAAGCTCCTGAAGCATTTCTTATCAGGGCTTTAAAACACGCAGCAGATGGGAAGTTTTTCCAAGTTGCAGAACGTGTAGGACTTGACAGCTTGACAAAAGAACGTCAGCTCATAAGATCTACAAGAGATTCATTTGACGAAGATAGCACGGTAAAACCGTTATTACTGGCAGGATTGATAATACAAGGAGGTGTACTAAGCTATGATGCTAATGTTTATTCTGGAGGAACAGGAGCAAGAGCGTTAGGTTTAGGATCTGCAAAACAATATAGAGAAGACTTGATTACGATTTCATTACGTCTTGTGTCTGTATCGACAGGCGAAGTATTGATTGAAACATTGGTAACTAAGAGTGTGTTATCGGCAAGTCTTTCACAGGATATATTTAGATTTATATCTGAAGGAACAAAATTGATTGAAGCAGAAGGAGGTATTGCAGCAAACGAAAGTAGTGCTATAGCTCTGCAGAAAGCAATAGAGGCAGGTGTATTAGAAATAATAAAAGTAGGAATTACTAGGGGGTATTGGAAATATGAATAAATTAATTAGCTTGTTGGTGTTAGTATCGTTTAGCACTTTAGCTTCAGACAACGAGATCTTTGTAGATCAAGTAGGAGCTACAGCTAACATAGATCTTGAGCAATTAGGTAGTGGTAACATTATAGGTGGTCTTACTGCAGTAGCAGGTTCAATGACTGCATTAGATCTTGATGGAACCTCAATGACATTAGATATAAATCAAATAGGAGATACTAACAAGTTCTTAGGGGATATGTACGCAGATACATACACTGGTTACTTTAACTTTGATGGTGACACTAACACGTTTACATCTAAGATGGATCCAACCAATGCGTTTGGCGCAGATGGTTCTAACGTTAATGTCCAAGTGACAGGCAGTACCAACACCTTCACACTTGATTTAGCTACTGCAGCTTTAGCAAGTGGTGCAGATATAGATTGGACTGTACAGGGTTCTAGTAATACTATTAACGCTGACATTGATGTAGACTCAGCAACTAACTATATGAATATAGATGGTGACAGTAACACAGTAAACTATGATGGAGACGGTTATGCGCAGGGGTATTTTCACCTTACACACACAGGAAGCTCAAGAGCCTTCGATGTGGATCAGCAAAGCACACAAGATAATGACTGGCTTAAAGTTACTTCTACTGGTTCTAACGGTACAGTTTGCATTAACCAAGACGATCAAGGCACAAGCGTTGGATGTTGATATTGGAAGCATTACACAGTTAAACGGAAACACCAGAGTAGTAAGAGATAAACCTTATGAGAGCGAGATTGATTTCTCGCTTAACTCTATGGACAAACTAGAAACTGCGCAAGGCAGAATGGGTGTTACGTTTAGAGATGATACAACGATACGTCTAACAGAACACAGCAATGTAACTATAGATAAGTTTGTGTTTGATCCTGATCCAGCTAAATCTACAATGGCTTTGTCGTTTGTGAAAGGTACTGGCAGGTTCATAAGTTCTAAAACTAAAAGACGTATACCTAAAGATAATATTACTATCCGTACCAATGC